ATGGCGCAGTCCTACGAGGGCCAGTACCAGGCGCTGCTGAACGGCGCGAACAAGCAGGAGTTCCAGCGCCGCTGGGAGGCCGATGCCTGGTCGGCGCTCGCCAAGTCGCCCGTCGCGACCCCGACGAGGTGACGCGCCATGCCGCACGCCGCCGTCGAGCTTGCTGACGGGGTCAACGTCAACCGGACCCCGGCCCTGAACCAGTACGGCATCAGCACCAGCCAGCTGATCCGCTACCAGTTCGACAACTCCGGCCAGCCGATGGTGCAGAAGATCGGCGGCTGGACGAAGTACCTGCTGACCACCGTCCCGGCGCCGCCGAGGGCGCTCTGGGGCTGGGAAGACACCAACGCCGTCACCCACCTGGCCTACGGGACCGACACCTTCTCGGGGCGCACGCAGCTCGCCGTGGCGACCGGCGGCTCCATTCAGGACATCACCCCCACCGGCAAGGTCGAGAACATCGCGGTCGGCTTCGCGACCACCGCCGGCTCGCCGCTGGTGACGATCACCGACGCCACCACCACCGGCATCACCAGCTTCGACACCGTCTTCATCGAGACCCACGTCAGCGTCGGCGGGCTGATCCTGTTCGGCAGCTACCCGGTCCAGCAGGTCGACGCGACCCACTACCAGATCACCGCGCTCGACATCCTCGGCAACCCGCTGCCGGCGGCGAGCAACGGCTCGCCGGGCGTGGTGGCCACCTTCACCACCACGGTGAACACCAGCCTGATCACCGTCACCCTACCCAACCACGGCTACGTGGCCGGGAACACCTACCCGATCCTCGTCGCCACTGCGGTCGGCGGCCTCACCCTGGCGGTCGGCAACTACCTCATCCAGTCGGTGCTGTCGGCCAACACCTTCACCATCATGGCGCAGTCGCAGGCGATGGCGGCGGCCACCGTGCCGATCAACGGCGGCCAGGTGCGGCTGGCCTACAGCTTCGGCATCGGCCCGACCCTGCCGGCCACCGGCTTCGGCCAGAACGGCTTCGGCGCGGGCCCGTTCGGCGGCGCCGGGTCCCCGGCCAACCCGGCCACCGGCTTGCCGATCACCGCGACCGATTGGACGCTCGACAACTTCGGCGAGGTGCTGATCGCCTGCCCGGTCAACGGCACCCTCAACCAGCCGCTCTACTACTGGAACCCGCTCTCCGGCTCGCCGCAGGCGGCGGTGATCAGCCAGGGGCCGACCGTCAACGACGGCTTCTTCGTCGCCATGCCGCAGCGCCAGATCATCTGCTGGGGCTCGACCGACACCGGCATCCAAGACCCGCTGCTGGTCCGCTGGTGCGACATCAACAACTTCACCATGTGGTTCGACATCCCGACCAATCAGGCCGGGAAGTTCCGCCTGCCGCGCGGCTCCAAGATCGTCGGCGGCATCCAAGGGCCGCAGCAGGGCCTCCTGTGGACCGACCTCTCCGTCTGGTCGATGCAGTACATCAATCTGCCAGGCGTCTGGGGCTTCAACGAGATCGCCACCGGCTGCGGGCTCATCTCGAGGAAGGCGGCCGCGGCGGCCAACGGCGTCGTCTATTGGATGGGCCCGACCCAGTTCTACAGCCTGACCAGCGAGGGCGTGCAGCCCCTCTCCTGCCCGATCTGGGACGTGGCCTTCCAGAACATGGACTTGGCCAACATCAGCAAGATCAGGGTCGCGGTGAACAGCCGCTTCAACGAGATCGGCTGGTACATCCCGACCATCGGCGGCGGCGGCGAGAACACCACCCTGCTGAAGTACAACTACGCCCTGGGCTGGTGGGACTACGCGCTGCTCTCGCGCTCGGCCTGGATCGACCAGTCGGTGCTGGGCGCGCCGCTGGGGGCCGACCCCAACCGCCTGCTGATCTACCAGCACGAAACCTCGAACGACGCCGATGGCGCGCCGCTCGTCTCCTACTTCGCGACCGGCGACTTCACCCTCTCCGAGGGCGACATGATGACGTTCTTGGACGAGCTGTGGCCCGACGCCCGCTATGGCGACTACAACCAGCCGCAGAACGCCACGCTGGCGATCACCTTCCTCGTCCGCGACTTCCCCGAGGATCCGCAGCGAGTCTACGGGCCGTTCACCGCCACCCAGGCGGTGCGCTGGCTCAACCCGCGCGCCCGCGGGCGGCTCTTCAGCATGCAGGTACAATCGTCCGACATCGGATCATTCTGGCGCATGGGCCGCTTCCGCTACCGCGGCCAGCCCGCCGGGAGGTATGGCTGATGACCTTTCAGGAGAACCAGAACATCCCCCGCGCCCACCCTGGCCACGGTCAGGGGCCCGCCGGGGCGTCGCTGTCGGATCTGCTGACGGCGGTGCAGCACGTCGCCTCGAACATCGCCCAGGCGGCGCAGACCTACCTGGCGGTCAACGGCCAGCAGTCGCGCAGCGGCATCGCCGCCGCCAGCGGCGCGCAGCTGCTGAAGCAGGGCTCGGGCCGGGTCGCCTACGTCAACGTCACCGTCGCCGGCAGCACGGGGGGCGCGCTCGTCGACAGCAACAGCGCGGCGGCAACCTCGCCGGTGCTGGCGCTGATCCCGCAGACGGTGGGCTCGTACTTCATCAACCTGCCCTTCAACCTCGGCCTGGTGGTCGTCCCCGGCACCGGCCAGACCGTCAGCGTGAGCTTCAGCTGATGCCGCTCGCCCACGGGTCCAGCGAGAAGACGATCTCGAGCAACATCCGCGAGATGGTGAACGCCGGTCACCCGCAGGATCAGGCGGTGGCGGCGGCGATGCGGGCGGCGCGCGATAGCCGCGCTTCAGGCGGCGCCTCGCCGAAACTGAGCAAATCCGGCGGCCAGCTGGTCCCGGTCCCCGAGTTTCGCAAGGCGTTTAAGAAACTGACCGGGCGCGAGTTCGGGACGGACGAGAACGATCTGCCGCTGCACGGCGCGGCGCGCGATGTCGAACTGCCGCCCGGCCTGAAGCTGAAGGACTTTGCGCGCCAAGTCAGCAGGCTGACCGACGAGGTGAAGGCCTGGAACAACCCCAAGCGCCGCTACTGGTACGAGAACAGCGGCCGGGCGATCTACGACATGGTCGGCCGCGACCCGACCGCCGCCGACCGCCTCACCTTCGGGGTGTCCAAGACCTCGCAGCAGACGCCAGTCCTCGCCAACGCCGCCTACGCGGCCAGGGGTCACCACCTCCACGCCGCCGGCCTGCCGATCCACACCGGCATGAACTACACCGACATGAGCGGGCCCATCCAACAGGCCTACAACGAGACCAACCCGCAGGTGATCGGCCCCAAGATCAGCGGCTACCAATCGGGCTTCCGCCTGCCCTGGGTGCCGGGGATGAAGAACCGGGGCGCCAACGACATCTGGAACATGCGCTGGCACGGATGGGACGACTTCAAAGGGACGCCCAACACCAGCCAGCACAACTACGACGCCTTCATGCGAAGCGCCGTTACCCACGTCCTCAACGCCCACGGCTTCGACGGCGGCAAGTGGGAGCCGGGACAGGTGCAGGCGGTGGGCTGGACCGGCAAGCGCGCCCAGGAGGGCTCGCCTGAGGCCGACTACGACATCGCCGACGCCGCTCGAGACCGCAGCGCGCGGATGACCTACACCAGCGCGCCCGGCAAGCGCAGCGGCCAGTTCCCTGAGTACCACCACCTCTCCGACGAGCAGAAGCAGCGCTACCACGACGAGATCCACCATCTGCTGACCGACGAGATCGGCCGCGACAAGATCGCCGCCGGGATGGGCCTGCTGACGATGCCGACAGAGGCTGGCCACGGGCTCGTCTCGCACCCGACCGTGATGACCGGACCGGAGTACTCAGGCTGGAAGCGCCACGTCCACACGGTCAGGCGCAAGCAGAACCCGCCCAGCTGGCAAGCCGGCGTGGACGAAGGCACCCACAAGCTGATGTCGGCGGCAGCTCTGGTGCGCGGGCATCTACTCGGCCACGACAGCGCCGGCTGGCACCAGCCCAACTTCCCCTCGAGCGGGCTCAACTGGGACACCCGCAACCTCTTCGACGTGCATCTAGGTCGGCCCGCCAAGCACCATGAGATGACTCGCGTCGAGAAGGCGCTGCACCAGGAGACGGGCAGCGACCGGCTCAGCGTCGTGCCGCATGCGCGCGGCTACCGGATCCTCAACCACGACGACACGGGCGTCTCGAACGAGAACCTGGCGGGCGCCATCGGGCGCGCATTGCCGCAGGCGCACCCTGACATCGACGCAGACGTTGTGATGGGGCATCATACCGGGTTCAAGCATGAGGAGACTGCCGGTGGGCAAGGTTACCTTCAGGGACTCGACGCCCTCGGACCCCATGTATCAGGAAGGGCCCACCAGCTACTCGCCCGGCTTGCGCCGGCTGTCGGAGCCGTCCAGCGACGCTACGCCCAGGAAGCGGGGGGGCCGCCTGCTGAAGGTCCCGGCGAACCAGCAGCGCCCGGATCGCAAGGACTAGCTGAAGGGTTCGCCCACGGCGGCTCGCCGCACACGCAGAAGCCGCACAAGCCGCCCAAGCCGCAAGTCTTCCACTCCAACCTCGACCACCGCCGCGCCCATCTGCACGTTGGGCCGATCCATTCCGCCGTCCACGGACGAACGGACCACCTCCCCATGCACGTTCCGTCCGGGTCCTACGTGCTGCCAGCTGATGTCGTCTCCGCGCACGGCGAAGGCAACACGATGGCGGGCTTCAAGACCATGCGCCGGATGTTCGGCGGCACGCCCTACGGCGGCGGCTCCGGCGGCCCCTATGGCCAGAGCGCAGGCCCCTACGGCGAGGCGCTCCAGAACTCGCGCGGCGGGCGCGCGGACGATGGTGGCGACGCCGGCGTGCCGATCGTCGCGGCGGGCGGCGAGTACGTCCTGAGCCCCGATCAGGTCCGCGCGGCGGGCCACGGCGATGCGGACCTCGGGACCGAGGTACTTGACGAGTTTGTCAAGCGGTCTAGGGCGCGTAACATCAAGACGCTGCAACGCTTGCCCGGCCCGGCGAAGGACTGACCGATGGCGTGCAAACTGCTCGAGCGCGAAGAGGTGCCGCCCCCGCCCAGGCGCGCGTTCGAGGGCGTCGTAGATGACGGCGCGCACCGCTGGCGGTTCAAGCAGGGCCTGCTGACGATCTACATCCGCTACGAGGAGAAGCCGCGACCCGGCCAGCTGCCCTGGGCGGCGATGTGGAGCCAGGTCGATGCCCGACGATAGCGGCCAGGTCGTCACGCGCCCGCACGTCCGCGTCGCCACGCCTGACGAACTGGACGCGGTGATGAAGCTGGCGCTGATGGGCTGCGCCGAGAACGAGTTCATGCCGCACTCGGTGCGGAAGGTGCTCGAGGATGTCTGGGCGGCGATCCACCTCGAGCAGGGCATCGTCGGCTGCATCGGCCCGCCTGGCGGCGAGCTCGAGGGCGCCGTCCTGCTGCGGATCGGGACCATCTGGTACTCCGACCTCCCGCACGTCGAAGAGCGGGCGATCTTCGTACACCCCAGCTACCGGGGGGCGCGCGGCGGGCGCGCGGCGCGCTTGGCTGAGTTCTCGATGGAGGTCGCCGACCGGCTGGGCATCCCGCTGACGATCGGCGTCCTCAGCGACCACCGCACCGAGGCGAAGGTGCGCCTCTACCAACGCATCCTCGGCAAGCCCAGCGGCGCCTACTGGATCTACTGGCCGAACTCGCGGGCCAAGGCTGAGGAGTCGTAGTCGTGGGCGGCAAGACCTCTCAGACCTCCTCGCAAGTCCAGATCCCCCCTGAGGTCTTGGCCCGCTACAACTCGGTGAACGCCACCGCCGAGCAGGTCGCGCAGACCCCGTTCCAGCAGTACTCGACCAACCCGAACGCCTTCGTCGCGCCGCTGACGTCGACCCAGACCTCCGGCATCCAGAACACCAACGCCGCCGCCGGGATGGCGCAGCCCTACTTCCAAGCTGGAACCGGCTTCGCGCTCGCGGGGGCCCAGCCGGTCAACGCCCAGCCGCTCGACACCGGCGCCTACATGAACCCGTACCTGCAGACGGTGCTGGGTTCGACCGAGGCGATGGTCAACCAGCAGAACCAGCAGGCGATGTCTGGCCAGACCGGCAACGCGATGGCGCAGGGCTACTTCGGCGGCGACCGCTCTGGCATCGCGTCGGCGGTGCTGCAAGGCCAGCAGGAACTCGCGGGTGGCCAGCTCTACAGCGGCATCGCGTCGGACGCCTACCAGCAGGCGCTCGCCGCCGCGCAGCAGCAGCAGGGCGTCGGCCTCGGGGCCGCGCAGGCTAACCGCGCCGCGCTCCAGCAGACCGGCCAGACCTTGGCCGGGCTGGGGACGGGCGCGCAGGGCGCCGCGCTGGAAGGCGCGCAGGCGCAGCTGGGCGCGGGCCAGGTCGAGCAGCAGACTTCGCAGGCGGGGCTCAGCGCGCTCTACAACCAGTTCCTGCAACAGCAGTCCTACCCGTTCCAGACGGCGCAGTTCCTGGCGAACATCGCCGAGGGGACGGGCGCGCTGTCGGGCTCGACCACCACCTCGACGCAGCCTGGCGGCCTCTTCTCCGACGAACGCCTGAAGGAGGACATGGAGCCGATCGGCAAGGGCTTCGACGGCGCCAACATCTACCGCTTCCGCTACCGCGGCGATCCGACCACCCGGATCGGCATGTCGGCCCAGGAGGTCGAGCGGAAACATCCCGAAGCAGTCGGTGAAGCGGGCGGCTACAAGACGGTGGACTACAAGCGCGCCACCGATGACGCCGCTGCGGGCGGCTTCGCGCTGGCGGCCAACGACAACCACGGCGAAGAGCGGCGCGCGCGGCAGGCGGGCGGCGGCATGTCGGAGTGGGGCGCGTACCCGTCTGGCGTCAACCCGATGGTCATCGCCCAACTGCTCGAGGCCCAGGCCCAGATGTACGGGCCCAGCTTCGGCGGCGCCGGGCTCTACGGCGGCAGCGCCACCGGCGCGCCGCACGGCGGCGCCGCCGGCTACGTGCCGCAGGCCACCCTGCCGATCGGCGCGCTGCAAGTCGCACACCCGCCTGAGCAGCCGCAGAAGAGCGCGCTCGACCAGGCCGCTTCGATGGCGGGCGATGTCAACACGCTCGCGACCGATGCCGACAAGGCCGGCTCCTGGCTGGGGAACCAGAAGTGGTCACCCACCTACAAGGCGTCTGAGCACATGGACGACCCGACCGTGGTCGCGCCGACCTCGACGCCCAACCAGAGCCTTGACGCCGCCTACGCCGCCGGCGAGGCCAACGGCGGCTTCATCCGCGCGCGCCAAGACGGCGGCGGGCTCGGCGGCGATGACAACCCCTACGCCCCGAAGGGCCCCGGCCTGAACATCCCGACCCAGGGCATGGCCACGCCCAAGCTGGCGACCGCAGCCGCGCCCAGCGGCGGGGGCGGCGGCCTACTCGGCCAGGCGGCGGGCGCGGCCGGAGATGTCAGCAGCCTCATCGGCGCGGGCAAGGCGATCGGCAGCGTCGGCAGCGGCCTCGCCGGGCTTCTCGGCGGCGCCGGGGCAGCCGGGGCTGGCATGGCTGGCGTCGGCGCTGGCATCGGGGCCGGCGCGAGCGGCATGGCCAGCCTCTTGCCGTTCCTGATGCTCCAGCGCGGCGGGCGCGTCGGCTACGCCGATGGCGGCGACACGGACCCCTACGGGCACGGGCCGGGCCTCGACATCCCCGAGGAGACCCCGCGCGCCTCGCTCGCTGTCGCCCAGCCGCCCAAGCAGGGCGGCGGCGGCGACCAGACGATGAGCGACATCATGGATGTCGCCAAGATCGCCGCGATGTTCGCCGCTCGAGGCGGGCGGATTGGCAAGCAGGATGGCGGCGAGCTGCTGGGCATTGGCGACGGCTACTCGCTGCCGCCCGACGCGCCGGATACTCCCGCAGCGCCGCCTCCCAAGCCGCCGCCCCGACCCGCGCCCACGCTCGACGACCAATTCAGCGAACGGCTCTTCGAAACGAACCCGCCGGCGGGTTTCGGCTACGTGATGACCAAGGGTCTCGGCGACTATGCCCGCGGTCCCCACCCCGCAATCGACGCCGCCAACCGCGCGATGGACGCGAACATCGCCGCTGGCATGAAGGAGCCGCCGCCACAGACCGCCGCCGCGCCAGCCGGTCGCCCAGCGGCGGCGCCAGCCTCAGCTGCGACCGCACCAGCGGCCTCGCAGGCCGCGACAGAGGCCCAGATGCGAGGCGCGTTCACGGCTGGCCCAGGGCGCACCATCGCCCCGGCGCGCAGGGCGCCCCCGCCGCATCGGCCTGCCGCTCCAGGCTTGGGCTTCACGCCCGACACCGGCCGCGTCTCGCCAGACATCCCCTTGACGCCCGCCTCGCTGGCCGCTGCGGCCGCCACCGGCATGCCGTCCACCGCGCCGGCGATCTCGGGCTTCGGCGCCGCTGCGGCGCCCGTCTCCGACATCGATGCCGCCGCCGGTCTCGGCCAAGGCACGCCCAGCGCCGCTGCGGCCAGCGGCATGCCCTCCACCGCGCCCAACCTGGGCGGCTTCAGCCGCGCGGGCGTCTCGCCGCCTGCGCCGCCGCCCGCAGTCGCTGATCCGGCGGACCCCACCACCCCGCGCCCGGTCCAGCACATCGGTGGGCCGCCGCTGCCGACGACCGACGCCGCCGGCAATCCAGCCACCCCCGGCGCGGTCCAGCATGAAGCGGGTCCAGGATTCGCGGCAGCGGCTCAGGGCGGTCAGGGCCAGCCGTCGACGCCAGATGGCGCCCACGCCGCCGCGACGGCGCACCAGGGCGGCTTCGGCGGGATCCTCGGCGCCGCCGCGCACGCCCTCGCCGTGCCGTTCGAGGCGGTCGCGGGCATGGCGGGCTACAACCCGCAGACCCACCAGTGGAACCGCGACCAGCTGATCCCCTTCATCTCGGCGGTCACCAGCATGTTGGCGGCGCCGACCAAGTACCCGCTGGTGGCGCTCACGCAGGGCCTGAACGCCGGTGCGCAGAGCTACATGCAGCAGCAAGGGCGCGAAGCCTCGCTCAGCGGTGCGCAGCTCCAGAACATCCAGGCCGCGACCAATCTGCTGCCGGCGGATATGCGCAGCAGCTTCCGCGCCGTGCCTGGCGCGGGCGGCCCCGGCCAGCAGACCGTCACCGTGGGCAACCAGCAGTTCCACTACGAGCCCGTCTGGAGCCTGTGGCAGGGCGCGGGCGGGCAGCAAGGCCAACAGGGTGGCCAAGGTGGCCAAGGCGGCGCTCCCGCTGCCGCGCCTCCAGCGGGCGGCCAGGCCCCCGGGATCGGCTCGCAGGCCACCGCCGCCGTGGCGGCGCAGCAGGAGGACGCTTTCAAGCCGGACTACGACACGGGCACGCTCGGCATCGCCCCCGGCTCGCGCGGCAAGACCTACATGGCGCAGAACTTCGCCACCCAACTCGGCCCCGGCGCGCCGCGCCTCGACCCGAGCATGCCAGTGCCGGAGAAGCTGGCGCTGCTGAGGGCGAGCGAAGGCGGCGAGAAGGGCTTCGAGGCCGCTGAGGAGCGGGCTGCGAAGGCCAACGACATCCAAGCTGGCGATCCTGAATCGGCGCCCTACGTGCGCGAGGCGCTCAGCACCTACGCTCAAGCCATCGCCGCCGGGCCTGAGAGCGGGCTCCTGGCGACGGGTCCCGGCGACAGTGCCACGGTGCAGGCCGCCCAGTTCGCCAACCGGCTCCTGAAGGGTTTCGGCCTGCCGCCCCTCGAGGGGCTCGAGCAGGCCGGCGACGCCAAGCAGGTCATGGACAAGCTGGCCGTTTATCTGGGCCAAGCGGCTTCGCGAGGCGACCATCCAGCGGCGAGTTCGATGGAGGCCTTGGCCGAGGTGCTGCCATCGCTCGAGACCAACAAGGGCGCGGCCCTGAAGATCCTCTCGCAGATGCAGGTGCGCAACGAGAAGCAGCTGGACTTCCAGCAGTACCGGCAAGCGCACCATGCCCTCTGGGGCACCGAGCAGGGCGCCCTACAGTCTTGGAAGGCGGACAGCGCCGACCGCTACGACAACGAACAGGCGATGCTGCCGAGGATCTACTACCGACCGAAGGGCGGCGGTCAGAGCATCGCCGAGCAGTACGCCGCGCATCGCACGGACCCGCAATGGCGCAAGATGCTCGAGCAGGGCGAGCCCGGTCCTAACGGGCACCCAGGCCTCGGCGGTGGAGCGCTGCGCTACGTCGGGGGAGCGTACTGATGGCGGACGACGATCCGCTTACCGCTCTCAAGAACATGCCGACCGACGCGGACATCGGCGGCGGGCCGCCCAGCGGCGGCGGCGACGACCCCCTCACCGCGCTGAAGAACATGCCGACCGACGCGGACATCGAGGCGTCAGCATCGGCGCCGCCGCCGCCCACCCGCTCGCTGGGTCCGCCGCGCCTGCACAGCCAGGCGCGCAACCCGCGTCCGCCGCCGCCGCCCAAGTCCGACGCGCCGGTCGGGGCGCGGGGCGCGGCGCCCCCGCCCCCGCCTGAAGACCTGTCGATGCCCAAGGTTCTCGCGGGCGCGGCGCATAACTTCGTGCCGAGCGTGGTCGGCGCGATCCAGGGAACGATGGAGTCGCTGGAGCCGAAGAACCTCCCCTCGACCATCGGCGCCATCAACCAGCTTGGCGTGGGCGCGCTGTCGAAGCTGGGCGTCTACGGCGGCACGCCTCAGGTGAAGGCGCAGGATCAGGCGGCGATCAACGCCGCCGGGCAGGCGGTGCACGACCGCTGGCTGACCAGGAACGGCTTCCTCACCACGCTGAAGCACAACCCGGCCCAGCTGGGCATGGATCTCTCAGTGCCGCTCTCGATCGTGGCGGGCGGCGAGGGCCTGGTGGCGGATGTCCCCGGTCTCGCGGGCACGGCGCTGAGGACCGCCACCAGGGCGGCCGACGTGGGCGAGGCCGCCGTCAACCCGCTGGGCTACCCCATCCGCGCCGCCGGTCTCGTCACCGGCGCGCCGGGCGCTGTCGCCCGCACGGCCAACGCCGCGCGCGGCGCCGGGGGCGCCTTCAAGGCGGCGCAGAGCGCCATCGATCCGGCCGAGGCGATGGCGGACGATGTCGGGCAGGCCGCGTTGAAAAGCACCTTCAGGAGCCGCGGCTACAACGGACCCGCCGCGAACGAGAGCGTGCTGCGGGCGATCAATCCCGACCGGCCGATCGCGCGGCAGACGGTGACCGGCGCCGCCGCCAACCCCGAGCAGATGGAAGCGGTGGGCGCCAACATCAACGACTGGCGCCAGGACATCGGCGCTCAGGCGCGGGAGCTGACCGGGGCAGGCGCCCCGCACCCGACCGCGCTCGGCGACCAGCTCGAGCAGGCCTACATCGGCTCCAACAACGGGGCGATCGATAACTTCCAGCAGATGCGGAAGCTGCCTGGCGAGTTCGACCCCTCCTTCGCGGGAGGGCTCTACCACGCGGTCGCGGACGCCTTCGCCAAGTCCGACCAGCAACTGCCGCCGCTCACCGGGCCGGGCTCCCTCGCGACGCTGCCGAAGACCTACGGCAAGACGCTCGAGGCGATGAAGTCGATGCACGACCAGATCGCCGATCTGGCCGCGCACGACGAGCTGACGCCCAACAACCTGATGAACGTCCGCCAGGAGATCGGCAGCCACTACAAAGGCGCGAGCGGCTCCGACATCAAAGGCCTGCGGACGCTTCAGGAGGCGCTGGACAACCACATCGCCAACAGCGCAGCGGCGGGCGACTTCGCGGGCGGCGATGGCATGGCGGTGGCCACCGCCATGCGCAAGGCGACCCAGGGCTACAAAACCCACATCGACACCTGGGAACGCGGCCCGGCGTCGAAGGCGGTGCAGACGCTGCGCAACGCCATGACTGCGGACGAGACCGGGCGCCTCGCGCCCTCCGCGTCCGGCACGACCGAGGCGGTGACCTCGCAGCTGGGCAAGCAGCTGATCAACCAGAACGACCTCTCCGTCCCCGGCGGGGCCAGCCAGCTTTACGACCACCTCAACAGCCTCATGGGCGGCCCGGAGACAGCGGGCGGCAAGGCGCTCAACGACTACGTCCGCCAATCGGTCGCCAAGCTCGATCCGCAGGGCAACCTCGCCGCCAGGCCCGGCCGGATCCACAAGTTCATGGCGTCGCCGATGGCGCGCAGCGTCTTCGCGACCGACCGGCCGCACATGATGCGCCTGGCCGAGGGCGACCGCCTGATGCAGGCCCCATCGGCCAAGGGCACGAAGACGGCCGGGCTGCTGACCAGCCTCAGGCGCGGCCTCATCCAGCATGGCACCGGCGCAGTGATCGGCGGCACGCTGGGCAAGGCCTTCGGCCCGTTCGGCGAATATGTCGGGGCGCGGGTCGGCGAGCACATCTCCGAGCAGGCCTTCCGCGCCGCCCGCGCGCGCGGCGCCTTCCGGCCCGCGCTGCGCCCGCGCGGCGCTCTCGCCCGCCTGGCGCCTCGCGCCGCGCTGGCGGCGGGGCAGACCTGGGGGACGACGCCGCAGACGCCGGAGGAGCAGCAGCGCGAGGCCGAGAAGAACGACCAGGAGGTCGCGGCCGCCGCGCCTGCGGTCAAGGAGGTCGTCGACGCCGCCAACAAGACGGGCAAAGGGCCGCCCGTCACCCCCACCGACATCGACACCGTGGTCCGCATGGCCGCCGCCGAGGGCGACCCGACCCCCGAGGGCTGGAAGGCGGTGGCGGCGGTGATGCGCAACCGCTCCCTCGAGGACAACCACCCGCTCACCGACATCGCTGCCGCGCCCCGGCAGTTCGAGGCTTACGGTAACCGCAACTACGCCGCGCTCCAGCCCGGATCGGCGACCTACAACAGGATCCTCGCCGCCATCGCCCCGGTGCTGGCGGGCCAAGAGGACCCGACCGGCGGCGCCGACAGCTACTACGCGCCCGACCTGCAAGCCCGGTTGGGGCGCAAGAAGCCCACCTGGGACGACGGGTCGGGCCAGATGATCGGCACGCAGCTCTTCTTCAAGAACAAGCACCGGCGCCCCCACGCCGCCGGCGGGCGGGTGGTCGATCTGACGGAGCAGCTGCTGTCGCGCGCAGAGCAGGCCCAGAAGGCCGCACAGTCGTCCACCAGGCCCCTTCTCGCCCTTCCTGACAGTACGGTAGCCCAAGCGCTCCGCGTGGCTCAGCGAGGCCTCTGATGGTCGATCCGGTCACCACCAACAAAGCACTGGCCCAGCCGCCCAACGCCGCCGATCCGGGGACCTGGGACCAGCCGATGAACAACAACGCCGGGGCGCTCGACGCGGTCCTCGGCGGGCTCACCACGATCAATGCCCAGGGCGCCAGCGGCGTCATCGCGCTGACCTTGGCGCAGTACCGGCCCGCCAACGTCGTGGTGACCGGGGTGCCGGCGGGCAACCTCACCTACAACCTCCCCGCCGGTGTCGGCGGCTTCTACTTCTTCCAGAACAACACCACCGGCCCGGCGACGGTCAGCTTGGGCTCGGCCAGCGGCGGCGCGGCGGTGGCGGTCCCGCAGGGCGACTGCGCGGTGATCGTCGTGGACCCGGTCTACGGCGCGCGCCGGGGCGACAGCATCGACACTGAGGCGGCTGGCGGGCCTGGTCAGGTGCAGTACGCCGACCCCGTGAGCGGCAACTTCGCGGGCGCCGCCGGGTTGACTTATAACTCAACAACCCAAGCCGTGGCGGTCGGCGGCCCGCTCAGCGTGGGCGGCGCGCTCGCCGTCACCGGCTTCGCCACCAGGCGGCTGATCTTCAACCCCGGCAGCGCCAGCACGCGCCCGATCGCCATCGCGTTCAGCGCCACCGGCATGTCGATCGATTGCTCGCAGTCCAACGTCTTCAGCACCGTACTGAACGGCAGCATCACCGGCGCACCAGCCTTCGCCAACATGGACGATGGGCAGACCGTGAATTGGAGACTGCAGCAGGACAGCGTCGGCAACCGCACGATGGCGTGGCCCTCCAACTTCCGCTGGCCCGGCGGCACGGTGCCGACGCTTTCGACCCCCGCCAACGCGGTCGACTTGCTGGTCTGCACTTTTTTCGCTTCCAGCGGCGCTTGGCTGGCCAATCTGCTGAAGAACTTCGCGTGAAGGAGGGCGACCTGAAAGCCGCCCTCCCCATGCCTGCCCCGCTTCGCCAAGCAACCCAGTGCCGAGCCCTGCGTGGCCGTGCCGCCCAACGCCTTGCCTTGCTGCGGCACTGCGAGGACTTACCACAGTGAGTTTCGCGGCTCGATCCCTGGCAGATGCAATTCCCGGCGGCGGCGGTGGTGGCGGGGGCGGCGGCACCTTCGCGCCCGTCACCCACCAATACGCGGCCTACGGGTCGTACACTGAGACCATCCCCACCCCGGCCACAGGCCAGCCCGGCCCCTCGCAGCTGGTCATCGAGCTAGGCGGGCCAGGCGGCGGCGGCAGCTTCTCGCCTTTCCTGACCCGCACGCCGCCACAGGTGTCAGGCTCTGGCGGCTCTGGCGCGCTCTGCCGCTGCACCTTCCCGCTCACCTCAAGCGATTGGGGCAAGACGTTCAACGTGACGATCTCGCCAGGCGGCGCCGGGGGCGATGCGGTCGTGAACTTCAACGGCAGCGCCGCGGCGGCATGCGCGGTCACCAACGGCAGCTTCTCGACGGCGACGAACATGCAGGCCGGGGGCGGTCAGGGCGGCACTTGGAACCCAGGCGCCGGGGGCGCGGGCGGCATCGCCTCTGGCGGACAGGTCAACCTCAACGGCAACGCAGGCCAAGGCAACACCCTCTACCCCACCCCCTCGCACGGCGGCGTCGGCATCGTCGGCAACCTGATCACCAGCGGCGCCGGGGGCGACGCCAGCATCGTGACCAACGGCAACGGCTCGCCTGGTGTGACCGGCGGCGCGGCGTTCGCCTACACCTGAGCCTTGATCGCCAGCAGGGCCGGGGTCAGGTCGTAGGCGCCCTCGAGCGCGGCCACATCGATCGCCGGGCTCCCCGCACGCCACCGCTGGCGGCTGGCCTCGTAGAGCGACCGCGCGCGCTGCGCCCAGGCCTGGAACGCCGCCCAGTCGGGATGCTCGGACCCCAGCCGCTCGATCTCGGCGAGCCAGGCGCGGATGGCGGGTTCGGTCATGGGGGTCAGCTCCCTCGTCAGTTATCAACCATCATCGCGCCGGACGAAAACCGCATAACTGACCAAGACGAAGCGGCCAGGGCGCTGCTGAAGGTGACCGCCCTGGCCGCTGTTCACGCTGGCCCCGCCCTTCATGGATCGCAGCCAAGGAGGCGGGCGGGGATGGCGCGAAGGCGCTTACTTGGGCTCCGGGGTCGGCGCGATCGGGTGCGTGACCGTGAGCGATAGGTCGACCACGACCCAGCGGTAGCCGACGCCGGGGATCCAGCAGATGACGAGGTAGTTCTTCTCGCCCCCGCCCGGCAGGCCTTGGTCGGGGCGCGGCGGGACCGGCAGCGGCGGCCAGACGGTGCCCGGCGGCGCCGGGGTGCCGGGGAAGATCGGCAGCTGGCCCGCGGTCGGCGGCAGGCTGTTGTCGGGCGCGCCAGGCGGCGGCCAGAGGCCGGGCGGCGGGCTGGGCAGGCTGTTGTCGATCTGCGGCGGCCAGACCACCGGCGGGTGCGCGATCGGCGGCCGCACGACCGGCGGCGGCAGCGTGATCGGCAGATCGGGGCGACCGGGGATGGGCGGCCAGACGCCGACCGGCGGATCGACATCGGGATGCTCAGGGGTGACCGGCTCCTCGACGCCGTAGCCCGGATCCACCGGGTTCTCAGGGTCGGGCAGGCCTTGGTCGGGGTGACCGGGGCGACGGACGGGGACGATTCTCGCGAGGAAACCGCGGCGTGCCATTGGGGGTGCTCTCCTGCAGGGGGTTGGCGCCCCGCCTTCTACGCCCCTGCCATGTCGCTTTCACTAAGCGTTTAGCGCCGCTTACCTCGCGCGACAGGCCGCACTTGACAACGCGGGTAAGTAGCCTACGGCAAAAGCATGCCCGATGACCTCGGCCCGGCGACTGAAGCGAAGCTTCGCGCGGCGTTCTCGAGCGGCGTGCTGCTGACCGCGAAGGACACCGCAGCGCTGCTTGGCGTCGATGTGAAAAGCTTGGCCGCCATGCGCGAAGCAGGTCAGATCAGGGCAGTGATCATCGGCGCGCGCACCTACCGTTTCACGGAGATGGATGTCCGCGCCTACCTGGCGAACAGCCATAGTAAGGGAAGGGACCCATGTCGCTCTTCAAGCCAACCGGCTCCAAGTACTGGTACTATCGGTTCTACATCAACCGTCGTCCCTTTAACGGAGAGACTAAGACAACTTCAAAGCGCAAGGCGGAAGCCATCCAGGCCGCCCGCAAGGAAGCCGAAGCGCTGAATATGGCGCGCGCCGCGCGCGGCGAGGTCGTCACCGTCATCACCGGCGCCCCAGCCAAAGTACCCACGCTGGAGACGGCGGCGACGACTTGGTGGGATGCGAAGGGCAAGGACTTGGGGCGCCCCACCGACGAGGTCTTCCGTCTCAAGCGACTGACCAATGCCGTCGAACTGGTCGGCAAGGACAAGCGGGTCACGCAGCTGCGGACCATCGACATCCATGAGGCGATCCAGAAACGGCGCGGCAGGCTGGTGAAGGCGCCGGGCCAGAAGGGCAAGGGCCACGTCCCGGCCAACGCCACGGTCAACCGCGACATCATCGAAACCATCCGCCCGGTCATCCGCCACGCCTGCGCGCTGCTGGAGGTGTCGCCGCCGCCGATCAAGTGGGGCGAACTGGCGCTGAAGCGGCCCAAGCCCTGGGCGCGCGACTTCGCCGACGACGCGGTCGAGCGCTTCTACGCCGCCCTGCCTGAGCATTGGCGCGACTTTGCGCGGTTCGAGGCGCGCTACGGGCTGCGGGTCGGCGAGATGTTCTTCGACCCCGCTGAGGTCAAGCTGGTCGATGGGCAGTGGCGCGTCGATCTCTTGGACCGCAAGGCCGACGATGAACTCGGGATGCCGCTGCTGCCTGAGGACGGCGCGATGCTGGCGGCCCGCAAGAGCCGGGCTGAGGCGGCGGCGCTGGACACGGTCTGGTTCCGCCAACTGAAGGGCGGGCGCATCAAGGCGCTGAAGTACAACAGCGCGATCTGGGCGGTGCGTCAGGCGCTCCGCAAGGCGGGTCTGAGTTCCGGCGCGCGGGGCGCCAAGGGCACCCACGACCTACGCCACCACGCGGCGATGCGGATGCTGCGCGCGACGGGCGACATCAAGATCGTGCAGGAGCTGCTGGGCCACGCCGATCCCCGCTCCACGGATGTCTACGCGCGGGCGACGAAGAAGGACGTGCGGCGCGGCCTTGAAGCGGTCGCGAAGTGTCAAGGTATTGACAAGGCTGAGGAGGTGGCTGGAGAAACCGCCAGTGAAAACAAGGCGGTAGGTGGCTGACGCATCGCCACCTCAACGCTGCGCGTCTACCAATTCCGCCACGACCGCGACGGGCGGTTTCCCTATGCGGGGCGGGGTTTTAGCGCAAGCCCGGATGGGAACAAAAAGATCGAAAAAGGGCCGCTGCGGACGAAAAGTGACAAGGTATTGACAAGGTTCGGGCCGGGACGTTCACCCGCTGTTCCAGGCCTCACTGCTTCTCCACGACGACGACCTCAGCGACGCGGGCTCGCCGCCTGCGCGCCTCCCACTCAGCCTCGATCCGCTCGTCGGTCCAGAAGCTGAGCGGCATGACGCCGCCGTAGACGCCCAGCCAATTGGCGATGGCGCCCCGGCGGTGCCCATGCACGGTCGCCGGCAGCGGCAGCCCGGAGTCCCCGTCGATCACCGCCCAGGCGGTCGTCTCGCTCATCGCTTCGACCCCCAGCTGAGCGCGGCGCGGGTCAGCCAAGCGGTCATCTCTTCGCCTCCAGCCCGATCCGTAGTCGGTGCAGTTCGCGGCCTCGAGCGTAGAGCGCAGCGACGTAGCCGCTGGGATCGCGCGCCGCCATCGTGCGGCGCTGGCGCCGGGTCTTGCTGGCGTAGAGCGCCGCGCAGTCGAACACCTGACAGGTCAAGGGCGCATGCCCGTGGATCGCGCAGCCGGTGTCGGTGACGTAGACGCACGCGCCGTCCGCGCGGCGCGCCAGCGCGGTGAAGGTGCGCTCGCCCGCCACGATCTCCTGCGTCTCGTAGGGGTAGTCGGGGTCGTCATCCATGATCAGGATCAGCTCGCCCGACCGGCAGCAGAGCGTGCAGCCGCCGCAGGCGACCTCAGCTGGTTCGGTCCTACCCACGGACCTTCTCGATGAAGCGGCGGAAGGGGCCCACAGCCGGGGCTGGCGCGCCGAGGTGGGCCTTGAACTGGGCCACATGCTCATCGATCGAGCCGCCGATCTTGCGCCACTCGCAGGGGCACCAGAGGACGAACGGCGCCAGCGGGTACTCGACCAGCCGCAGGCCCACCAGGCCCGCCCGCTGGCCGCAGTCCGTGCAGTAGCCGTGGCAGCTCCTGACCTCCTCCACGATGGCGCGCTGGCCCTGCCGGACGGCGTAGAACCCGTGCCCGTCCGTCCAGCGGGGGTGGACATCGACATCGTGGATCGCCTCGACCACATCGCCCTTCCCGAGATCCATCAGTTCTTCTCGTTCGTTGGGGTTTTGAACTGACCAAGGTCGGCGCGACCCAAATCTTTGGCGGCCACCTTCATCACCATGATCCCTTTGAGGATCACGTCATCGATGTCGTAGCCGAACTGATCCACGCCGATGGCGACGCCAGTCAGGGCGCCGACGATGGTCTGCGAGGGCACCGCGTCCGGGTCCTCCGCGCAGAGGCTGCGGTGGCGGTGGGCCCACTCGCAGATGCGCTGCACGGCAAGCGAGACGACGCCCTGGACAAGGGTGGACTCATCAAGCCCGCCGGGATCGGCGGTGATGTACATCTGGCGGCACTCAGCCATGAAGGCGTCGGCGCCCGCGCCCGTGCCTTCAGCCGCGAACCCGCCGCGCAGACCGAACTTCACGCCGGTCACTTCTGCCAAGCCCCGACCGCCCAGATCACCGCCGCGACCATGAAGCAGAAGCGGGCGGCGCGCTCGGTGTAGGGCGGCGTCGGCCAGCTGGCGAGGAACCACAGGATGAAGCCGACGACGACGGCGAGGATGAAGAGGATGGTCAGCATGGGCGTTCTCCTTCGATTAGGCGGGCAGCAGGCGGCGGGCCTTGGCGACCATCCCATCCAGCTCCTTGACCGCCTCAGGCCCCTCAGCGGCCGCCAGGGCGGCCAGCACGGGCAGTCCTGAGCCGATGCTCTCCTGCACCTCCGCGCGGGTCGCCGCCCGGCCGCGCGCGTACCACTCGACGCGCTCCGGCGGTCCCAGGGTGAACAGCCAGCCGCCGCCCTGAGCGTAGAACGGCTTGGACATCTGGGTGCTGCACCAGAGCGCGGCGACGCCGGGGTTGCGCTCGAGGACGATGCCCCCAGGGCTCTCAGCCTCCTCAGTCAGGTTCTTCTCGTTCCGCCGCATCCGGGGGTTAGCGAGGAACGGGCAGGCCTTGGCCGCATAGCGGGCGCACTCGAGGTGCGACGGCGGCTCGCTCGAGATGCGGTTGACTGTGCACATCGGCCCGACCACCGACACCTTCATCCGGCGCAGCGGCTTGCCGCAGACCCAGCACAGTTCCTGCTTCAGCGCCCACACGCGCTTCTCAGGGCGGACCACCCGGAAGTCCGGCTCCCCGTCCAGCCAGGCGACGAACCACGGCACCGGGAAGCCGCGCGCGTCGATCGGCAGGTCCCGCATGGTCAGCGGCAGCGGGATGTCGCGGATCGCGGCGTTGAGGCTGGCCACGGCTCAGTCATCCGACAGCAGATAAGGCCGGGCGCCGCGACTGCGGGCGCTCTCCGCAATCTTGGCTTGGATGGCGGCGACATCGAGCGGCGGCATCAGTTTCTCCACCGCCGGCATCGACTGCAGGAAGCTGATGGCCGCGTCGCTGGTCAGCCCGTGGGCGATCACCTCGGTCTGCGCCTGCACCGACTGCGCTTCGATCTGCACCAGGGCGAGCTTCTCCACCGTCTCGATCTCGGCCTTGGCGACCCGGCGCAGCTCCTGGCGGCGGGCCGAGTACTCGTTCTCGCCGCGGCGGATCCAAGAGAAGCCGAGGCGCGGGGCGAACTCGTCGGGGATGCCGAGTTCCTTGGCGCGCGCGGCGATCTCCTCGTTGGCCTTCTTGGCGGCATCGGCGGCGGCCTGCGTGGCGGCGGTCCAGACCTCGTCGGTGGCGAAGTTGTGCAGGGCGCTAACCTGGCGCTCGAACTCGGCCAGCATGGCCGCCGACCGCTGGTTCGCCGCCGTCTTGGCGACCTTCTCCCGCTGCTTGATCAGCCGAACGAGGTCGTCGCGCTCGCCCTTGGTCATGCGGTCAGGCATGGGACGCCTCCGCTGACCGGCTCAATTTCGTGAGCGCTGAGACTGGGAACTCGATGACCGGCTCGACATCGAAAGCGTAGAAGGCCTGTCGGTCTTTGCGCCCAGCTACGCAGTTCTGCGATGTGTCGAGCGTCGTTACGTCCAACCAAAAGATGCCGTCTGAGAAGCGGACGACAAACAGGCCAGAACACTGGAGCGCCCATGAGGTCTGGGTCAAAGCCCACCACTTCCGCACGCTCAGCATGGTGGTCGGAAAGGAATCGCTGGCGCGGTTGAGGCGGCACTTCAATTCCAGCACCGCCATCAGCCGCCGGTCGCGCTGAGCGAACCAGTCGAGTGGCGAGTAGTCGCCGAACTCGTGCAACTCGCAATGCCACGCCGCCTCGATCTCGCGAGCTACCGCTTGGGCGCGTTCCCGATCCTGGTCGTTCTCGAACGTCGGCACCGCCTATCCTCATCGGTCAGGCATTGATCCGGCCCGCCAGCACGGCGCGCTCGACCTCCGTGAGATCCCAGGCGGCGCAGACCTCCCAGAGGTCGCCAGAGCCGATCCGGCGCAGCAACAGCGGGTCGCGGGGCGGCACCCGACTCCACTCAGCCTCGAAGAGAATATGGAAGTTGCTGAGATCGACCGGGCGCGCATAGCCGGTCCCGCGCTTCGCCCGCGGGCGCAGATGGATCGGCACCAGCGGCGTCTGGGCGACATGGTTGCGGAACCGCTTGCCGGTGTCGGCGAAGCTACCGGCCGGCATGTCGATGTAGCTGCGGCGGTTGCGATCCGGCGCGTAGGCGCGCGTCGAGAACCGGGCGCCGCCGTCGTTCTTCAGGTAGAGGTGGCACTCCTCGGCGTCGGCGCGGATGATCGCCAGCTTCGGTAGCCCGTCGTCGCCCACGCCGGCGGCCTTGATGCTGGCGAGCGCGCGGCAGACCACCCTGCCCTTCATAATGGCTTCGTGGACGCGCTGGATCTCGCGATCGATGGGCGTCGAGTAGTGCGCGTGCTCCTTGTACTTGAGGTAGGCCTCGCGCGCCTCAGCCGGGCTGACGGTGATCGTCTCAGTTTCCATGACCTACTCGTCCTCCAGCAGCGAGAACCAATCCTCGACCGCGTCTTGGATGTGCTGGGCCAGCTTCGGGCGCAGGGCGTCGATCTGGCTGATGCTGTAGCCGCGCGCGGCCAGCAGGGCGCGCATCGGCCCGTCGTCGAGGAACATCTCGGCGAGGTCTTCACACGCCAGGTCGAAAGCCATCGCTGGTGTCCTTCTTCTGGCGCTCGACCTCGAGGTCGTCGCAGAGCCGCACGATCACCCGGCGCGCCTCCTCCAAGCTCAGCGCGTCGATCCGGTAGACATGACCGTCCTCGAGGTGGACGTGCGTCGCCGGCGGGTAGTGCAGCGGCCAGGCGGTCATAGTTTCGGCTCCGGCGGCGGGCCGCCCAGCATCGGTCGCCAGCACCAGCGCTGGGTGTAGTCGCAGGCGCCGCAGACCCACCCGTGGACGGTCGGCGTCAGGGTGTGGTGGTTCAGGCAGGTGTAGGGGTGGACCCACCCGCAGGACTGCCAAGCCGCCAGATTGGCGACCTCGCTCTCGGTCCACGGCGCTTCAGCCCTGGTCAGGTCGTGCGCGGCGCCCGTCACGCGAGCCGCTCCCGGCCCAGCAGGCCGCGCCGCTGCGCCTCCCCAGTGAACACCTCCAGCGCCTGCGCGATGTGCGGGTCGCCTTCAGGCTCGGCCTCGAGCGTGGTGACCAGGCGCAGCAGTTCGTGGTCGTCGGCCCGCTTGGCCGATGCGGCGTAGATGCTCCGAAGGTTCGTGGTCATAGCCACACCGCCTGCACGCTGAGCAGCGCCTCGAGGCTGTCGACGATCGCCTTCATGGAGGCGAGTTCGTAGTCGGCCGCCTCGCGCTTCATGCTCCCCTCGCGCACCCGCTTCGGATAGAGGCGCTCGCGCATCGCCAGCTCGCGCTTGGCGCACTTGATCTGGTCGGAGAGCGAGACGGTGACGCTCATCGCGAGCGCTCTGAGTTGGCGGGCCCCCGGGGCTCTCGCCCCGGCATCGAGATCCAGTGGGGGCTGTTTGTCTCGATGGAACGACTCAGGCCCATGATCCAAGCGGCCAGGCGGTCCAGCGGGCCGGGCGGCTTCACGCCTTTGCTGGCGGCGATCACCGCCTCGACCGCGACGGAGCGCACCTGGCGCATCAGCCTTCCTCGCCGGGCTCACGCAGCGGCAGTTCGCCACCGCTCGACGGCGCGTCGGGCTCTGGCTGGCCAGAGGCCGTCTGCTCCGGCGAAGCGGGCGACGCAGGCGTGGCAGAGTCCGGCGTAGGGCTGGGCGGCGCCGCAGTGCGGGCACCGCGCTGGGGGCGCGCCAGCTGCTGCTTCAGCCCCTCGCTGCCCTTGGCCTCAGGCTCAGGCGGCGCCTGTTCGCCTTCGGGCGCGGGCTTGGGCTGGAACCAGTCGCCCGGCACGCTCATGCCATCGTCCAGGCTCTTCCAGACCTTGCGGAGCTGGACGACCTGAGCCGGGCGGATGGAGTCGAGGCGGCGCTGGATGCGCTGCTCGATCTGATCCTTGGTCACCCCGAACTTGCCGAACGCCTCGACCAGCTTGCCGACCGCCTCCGGCGAGGTGTCGGCCTTGGCGAGCATCGTCGCCTCGCACTGATCCTGCGCCGCCTCCGCGATGTCGCCGGGGATGATCGCCAGGATGCAGGCGCGCATGCGCCGCGCGGCCTGGTTGGCCGCCGCCTCGTAGATGTCGCGGTCGTCGTCAAGCGCGTACTTGCCCTGGCGCGTCGAGCGCTCATGCATCATCTGGAAGCTGCGCTCGTCGGTCACGTTCGTCTCGAGGTCGGTGCAGTAGGTCGAGACGGTGCTGCGCCCAGGGCGCCAGCGGCCGGTCACCGTGTCCTTCTCGGCGGGCTTGCGCTCCACCTCGCGCCAGCCGAACTTCAGGTTGCCCCAGTTCTGGGCCAGCACCTCGGCCAGGCGGATCGACGGGCCGGTGATCTCGGTGCCGCCGCGCGAGTAGGAGTACAGCGCGCTCTGCGCCAGCGTCGGCCGGGTGCAGGCCTGGAGGATCCGGTCCATCGCGCGCATCTGATCGCGGGGCATGCGGTGCGCCATGATGATGTGCGCCTGCACCTCGGCGATCTCGCGGGCGGCCGCGATCTCGACGTTGGCCGACCGCTCCTGCGGCGCCCCGGCCGGTTCGCCGAACGGGCTGGCGACGACGACCCCCCCCGTACTCGCCGCAATGCCGCCGACCATGTTTTCGATGTCAGACATCCACCAACTCCAAGTTCTTGATGAGCAGCCGACGCGAGGGCTCGCGCGCGGCCACGCTGTAGGCCTTGCGGCCTCCGTCCAATTTCCAAGTCGCCAGCACCTCGCCGTAGGCGTTGACGAGGGTGTCGGCCCGCTCGCTGAGCGCGCGCATCAGGGTGAGCTTGGCGCTCTCTTCGGCCGCGTCGAGCTCGTGGCGCAGCTGGTGGCTGCGGCGCAGGATGTCGACGGCGCGCTGCTCGTCCGCTTCAGCCACGGTGTGGCCCTCGGCCTTGAAGTGACCCCACCGCTTCATCGCGTCGGCCAGCGTCGAGGGCGCCGGGGGCACCCCCTCGGTCACCGACTCCCAGAACGCCGCCTCGCCATCGATCAGCTGCTCTTCGATCTCGCGGTCGCGGGCGACCTGGTAGATGCGGAAGTCCTGACCGCCGATCAGCGCCGCGACATCGCAGGCCTCGGCGCCGGTCACCGCCAGGCAGTGGTGGATCTGGATGAGGTAGTGCCGCGGGATGTCGTCGCTCTCCGGCTCGCCCCAGCCGCGCGCGTCGCGGGCGGTCTTCACCTCGAGGATCTTGCGCTGCGGCGCGATCTCGCCGTCCAGGTGCGCGAACATCCACGGGCGCGCCGGGTGGCGGATCATGTCCTTGCGGTAGGTGACCTCGAGCCCGGTGCGGCGGGCGTACTCGCGCCGGATGGTGTCCTCGAGCAGTTTGCCCCAGAGCATCGGCTCGTTCTGTTCGACCGGCGGCGCCAGCCCGGTCTTCTCTTCCCAGAGGTCGAACGGCGACTGCCAGGGCGAGAGGCCGAGGGCGGCGGCGGCGTCTGAGCCGCCTAGGCCGGTGCGACGCTCTTCGGGCGTCCCGGCGTTGCCGAGCGTGTCGTCCACGACCTCACCCGGTCAGCTGGTCTTCGACAAAGGCCTCAGCAGTCTGGAAGCCGTGCACCATCAGCTCGATGGCGCGCTCCTTGCCCTGCTCGACGGAGGCGATGGCGATCAGGTTGCAGACGCTGTTGCTGAGGAACCCGCTGACCGCGTCGGCCCCGCCTAGTTCGGCGATCTTGATCGCTGCCTGGCGCGTGACCCAATCGGTCTGGCGCTGGATGGTGGCGATGGCTTCCCAATCCGGCTTGGGCATGATGACGCCCCCCTTTACCCGGTTCGTCTCCTCACGCCCTCACCTGCGCTTTACGCCTAGGGTAAGTACCAAGTTGGAAAATCGTCAAGCCCACATTGCGTTTGGCCGCAGGAACGCAACCGCTACGATCCCGGCCCGACCCTACCCATTTCGGGTAGGCTAGAGGACGCTGAAGTGGCCAGCCGCGCGCCCGACGATCTGCGACCTGTCGGGCTTGCGCCCATCGTAGCGGCGAAGTTCCGGGCAGCGCGTGGCGACATCCAGCACAAGGAAGATGCCCTCGCCCTTGCGGCGCCGGGTGTCGATCACAACGCTGTCACCCGCTTGGATCGACCCGACCGGGTTGGGCGCCTGGATCGTCACCATGTGATCCGGGGAGATGTCGACGCCGCTGAAGGCGGCGCGCGGGACCTGCCAGAAGCGCCCGTTGCCCGCCTCGCGCGGATCGGCGAGGCGGTGGGTCACGTTGGCCACGTTGATCTCTGGGATCGTCACCGGGGCGTCGTGCGCCTGCGGCGCCCGGCCCTTGCCGCGCTCGAACCATTCGGGGTCGGCATTGAAGAGTTCGGCCAGCATGTCGAAGATTTCCGGGCGTGGCCGGATCAAGTCTTTCTCGTACTGGCTGACCGCCGCGCGCGACACCTTCAGGTTCGCGCCCAGCTTCGCTTGGGTCAGCCCGTACTTCTCGCGGGCGATGGCGATGCGGTCGCCGATGGTGAGGCGTTGGTCGGCCTTGGTCATGCGGGGACAGGCCCAACTTGACGCTTTTGGTAAGCGGGTGGACAGTGCCTAGGGGCGGCAGCGTTCAAGGCAGTAGTGGTCGCTATGGCGAAGCGCATCGGCACTCCCTCCGAGATCGCTCGCGAAGCGGTGGCTGAACTCCACAACCACAACCTCGCGGAGATCGGACGGGAGCTAGGAATCTCGCGCCAAGCCATCGCGGGCTGGCGCGCGGTTCCAGCTGAGTGGGTGAGGAAGCTATCGGACATCACCGGCATCCCTCCGTGGCGACTTCGTCCTGACCTTTACGACGCGCCGACCAGCGACGCTGCCGCAGAGTGAGTTGTATCCCCTTACGTTCGTTGTCAAGCGCAACTTGTCAGCGTTGATGGGACGGTCAAGCTATGGCGACCAGTTGTGTTCTTGGTATTGATCCCGGCGCTCAAGGAGCCATCGCGGTACTGACTAGTTCGGGGGAATTGATCGAGGTCTACGACATGCCGTGGACCCAAGAACCTAATGGACGAAAGATAACCAACGCCCCGCTGCTTGCCGAGATCATTGCGAAGTCACAAGCTGGTCGGATATTCTGCGAGTTCGTTGCTTCGCGCCCCACCGATGGTGTCATGCAAGCCTTCAGCTTTGGTCGTTGCCGGGGGGTCATCGAGGGCATCGCCGGCGCCTACGATCTGCCCATAATCTTCCTCACTCCACCCGTCTGGAAGCGGCACGCGGGCGTCCCGCCAGGCAAAGAAAACAAGGATGTCGCGAGGACGAAGGCGATCGCCCGCTGGCCTGCCCACGCGGGGCGATTCGCCCACAAGACCAACATCGACCGCGCTGAAGCGTCGCTGATCGGCGACTGCGGCCTCCACCGCGAGGTGGCGCCATGCTGACAACGGGAGGTCGCCCGGAGGTGGGCCGTGCCCGCCCCCCTTGGTGAACCCGAACTCCGCTCCCTCATAGAGCCCGTCGCCCGGCACTTCCTCGGCGATCCGAACCCGCGACTCTCCACGCCGAAGATCCTGCGCTGGGGCACCAACGGTAGCTTGGCGGTCGACCTCGAGAAGGGCGTCTTCTTCGACAACGAGGGCAAGGAGGGCGGCGGCGTCGTCCGCCTGGTCGAGGTGCAGCTGCCCGGCGACCACGACGCGGCCTGGCGGTGGCTGCGGCAGGAGTACCCGAACGAGGTGCCGAAGCCCAAGCTGAACGGCGGCGGCTCGCACTTCAGCGCCACCTACCCCTACACCGACGCGGACGGGACCCTCCTCAGCCAGGTGCTGCGCAAGGTCCCGAAGGCCTTCGTGCAGCGCAAGCCGGACCCGAACGATCCCAGCGGCTGGTCGTGGAAGTTGGGCGGCGTCAAGCCGGTCCCCTACCGCCTGCCGGAGCTGATCGAAGACATCGGCATGGGCCGGAGGATCTGGATCTGCGAGGGCGAGAAGGATGTCGATCGCCTGCGCGCCGCCGGGCTGGCGGCCACGACCAACGCCGGCGGCGCCGGAAAGTGGAAGCGGGAGCTCAACCAGCACTTCAAGGGCGCGGATGTCGTGGTGGTCGCCGACAACGACCAGGCCGGGCGCGACCACGCGGCGGCGGTGGCGGCGCAGCTGGCCGGGGTGGCGGCTCGGGTGCGGGTGCTGGATCTCGGCGCGCTCTGGGCCGACTGCCCGCCGAAGGGAGACGTTTCGGACTTCCTGAATACCCAGGGCAAGTCGATCGCGGACCTCGAGGGGCTCACTGAGGCGCTGCCGGATGCGGGCGAGAGCCGCGCCCTGGTCGTGAGATCCACCGCCTTCACGGCTGACATCCTCGCGCCGATCCCGGTGCCGCCGCGCGTCTGGCATGTCGAAGGCCTGGTCCCCGCGCACACCGTCACGCTGCTGGGCGGGGACGGGGGCGTCGGCAAGTCCACGCTGGCCTTGCAGCTGGCCTGCGCCACCGCCGCCGGTCTGGGCTGGCTGGGCTTCATGCCGCGCCGCGGGCGGGCGCTGTACGTCAGTTGCGAGGATGATCGCGACGAGCTGCACCGCCGCCTCGACCGCATCGCGCTGCACTACGGTCTCGGCCTCGACTCCTTCGCGGATCTCAAGCTCTGGCCGCTGGCGAACGAGGACGCGGTGCTGGTGCTGGGCGAGCCGGGGCGACCGCTCGAGGACACAGACCGATGGGGCGAGTTCAGGGAGATGGTGGACGATTGGCAGCCAACGCTGACCATCATCGACAGCCTGGCCGATGTCTACGGCGCGAACGAGAACGACCGGGCGCTGGTCCGCGCCTTCAATCGCAAGCTGGGCGCCCTCGCCGTCGCCGTCGCCGGATCGCTGATCGTCCTCGCCCACCCCAGCCTGGCGGGGCTCTCGTCGGGCTCCGGCCTCTCCGGCTCCACCGCGTGGAACAACTCCGTGCGCTCGAGGCTCTACCTCGCGCTGCCGTCCAGCGAGGACGCCGCCCCAGCTGCGACCGATCTGCGCGTGCTGCATGTGAAGAAGGCGAACTACGGTCCCGCCGGAGGCGACCTGATGGTGCGCTACCAGGCGGGCGCGTTCGTCCTCGAGGGCGAGACCACCATCAACGCGCTGGACCGGCAGATCGCGGCCGACCGGGTGGACGCGCTCTTCCTCCAGCTTCTGGCCCGCTTCACCGCCCAGGGTCGCCCCGTCAGCCACCAGCCCAGCAGCACCTACGCCCCCACCCTCTTCGCCCAAGACCCCAGCGCCCACGGCGTGTCGATGGCGGCGTTCCGCAACGCCATGAACCGCCTCTTCGCGCGGGAAGCCATCGAGGTCGAGTTGGAGGGTCCGCCGTCCAAGCGCCGGGCGCGGCTCAAAGAAAAAGCCCCCCGCACGGGGCGGAGGGCTGAAGAAGACGACTAGTGCGACCGCTCTGACCAGAAGGCGCGGGATACCTCCTCTGCCTCCGCGCGGGTCAGCAGGCGGTCGCAGGCATCTGGCGGGGGGTGGAGGTCTGGAGGGATGGGCACCGCCGCCACCTCGCCGCCGGGATTGATTCCCATGTCGTGGGTGAGCATCGCCGCAGTGGTGACCCCGTAGGCCTGCACGATGGCGACGCCCAAGAAGCGCGCGCCCTCAGGTCGGTCGGTGTCCACGAAACTCAGCCACCACCAACCGCGCTCGCCGCGCTCCACCTCGCGTTCAGCCGCCTGAAAGAGTTTGTGCTGGGAGGTCATCGGCGGGTGGTCAGACGAGGTAGGAGATCGCCAGCGCCAGCATCGCCAGCGCTGTCACCGCGCCCACCACCACCATCACGATGCCGACGAAGGTTGTCAGCGGGCCGGGGCGGCGCTGCGGCGGTGGCTGCTCGTAGGGCGCCGATTGGATCGGTCTGTGATCAAGCATCGCGAGGGCGGTCATCACGCCCACCGGGGGGGTATCACGGGGGTGGCTCATAGGGGTCGTTCCTTGGTTGGGGCCGCTTAGCGGCTGAAGGGTTCCAGATCGTCCACGACGGCGGCGAGGCAGTCGTACAGGGCGGCGAGGACGCCGCGCGCGGCGGGGTACTCCTCCCCGGCCTGCGCCGCCGCGTAGATGCGCGTCAGGGTGCGGTGGTTGACCTTGGTGAGGTCGCCCATGCCGCTGGCCCAATTGGCGCCCCACACGCGCTCGCCGATCTGCACGACGCGCTCAGCGTTGGTCGTCATCAAGCCGCCTTCTTGCGGCTGCGGCGGGCCGGGTCGTGATCCACCAGCACCTTGTTGCGGCGCTCCACGATGGCGTACCGCTGCCCGGCGTAGTCCGCGTTGGCGGCGTCCTTGGCTGCCTCCAGCGACTTGAACTCCTCATGGTAGCTGTACCAAGCCCACTCCCCGGTGCGGGGCTCCTGAATCAGGAACAGGATTTCGAAGGTGGTTGTACGCTCGCCCCACACGGAGGGGGGTTGGTCGTCGGTCATCGGGTTCTCTCTTTGATGGGGGTGAGCGACCAGCGTCCGCGCTGGTCGGTGTAGGTGCGACCGTCCCGCAGCGCCTGAAGCGCCTCAGCGCCGCTCCAAGCGGCCTGCACTCGCGATCGATGAAGGGGACGGGGTCCACGACGACGCTGTCGGCGCCGTAGGCGTCAAGGCAGGCGCGCATCAGGCGAACACCTTGGCCAGCGACGGGGTCAGGCGTCCCTTCGCCTCGCCGCCCTCGCGGGTCAGCGTCCACGCGCCGTTCTTGGTGTCGATGACGCAGTGGTCCGCGCCCTTCTCCCACCGCTGCCAGCCCGCGCTGACCATCTCCGTCACCCGCGCGTAGCCCTGCGCGGTCAGGATGTCGGCGTAGCTGCCGCCCTTCGCGCGCGGCTTGGGCGCGGGCTTCGCCTTGACCTTCGTCTTCTTGGGCATGTCCTCCTCCATGCGCACGAACCGCAGGCGTGAGCGGGGCGCGTCCGCAGCGATGAGGAGCGGTGCTGGAGCGGGGCGGGCGTGCTTCTCGCGGGCGGCGATCAGCACCTCGTCCAGCGAGCCGTTCGTCTTCGCGGCCTCATCGATCATGTCCAGCCAGCGCAGGGCGTTCTTGCCCACGCGCTCGTTGACCCGCTCCACGGCGCCGCGCACCAACTTGACGCTCTCGCTGACCCACTGCGGCACCGCCGTGCGCGAGCCGTCGTGGTACTGTTCGTGGAACTCTGGCCCGTGATCGTGCGTCGCGCTGGAGGGACCGCCGTGGCTGTACTCATGGCAGAGCAACAGCGCGATGGCGGTCCATGTCGCGGGAGAGCCTATGTCCCTCCCCTTCAGGAACTTGCGGTCGATGGCGATGTAGGAGCGCCCGTCCGTCCAGCCGTTGAAACTGTCGCTCTCGCCCAGCACGATCTTGCGCTGGCGCGAGAAGTCAGGCGCCCGCAGACCGTTGAGGACTTCGATCACCACCGCCTCAGCGGGCGTGTAGGACTGCGGCGGGATGATCTCGCAGCGTTCGCTCTCGTCATCAGAGATCAGGGTGCTGAACGGCACGATGCGGAAGGTGGGCAACCAGCCCGCGTTGGGGCGGATCACCTTGGCGACCAACTCCTCCACCGTATCGACGCGGAAGAACTCGTCCAGATGCGCCTCGTTGAGGACGAGGGCCATGTGCGCCCGCTGCACCTTCTCGCCGCGCGGCGACTTGGGGCCTGCGGTGAGGGTGTGGTTGCCGGTGCTGATCGCCCGCGCCAACTTGTCGATGGTCAGCCAGCGCCCCGCCGCGTCCTGAAAGACCGCTGCGTCCCGACGCTCCGCGTTCCCCAGATCGCCAGAGCGCAGGCGCTGGGCGAGGAGGGCGCGCTCCTCTGCGGAGAGAGCGCCGCGCTTCTCGCGGATGTTGGTGTCGGCCTTCGACCGCAGCACCTTGGCGATGCGCTGCCAGACCTTGCAGTCGCTCAGGACATCGTTGCGGGCGAAGTTGAGGCGCAGTTGCTGCTTGGCGACCACGGTGCCGCCAATGCCAAGGTTGTAGGCCTTGTGGTCGTTCACGAAGATGCCAAGGTTGTAGATGCTGAGGCGCCCCTGACCCAACTTGTAGAAGGCGAACTCGTCTTCGAAGTCCCAGCGCTCGCTGGAGGCCACCTTGTTGATCTGTTCCCCGTTCAGCAGCACGGGCACCGCGACGTAGCGGACCATGCGGCGGAGGTCGTCGCCGATCTCGCGCTGCTGGAGGAGGCTCAGGGGCTTGTAGAGGGCGATGTCGATGGCGCAGCCCGCTGCGTCTTCGCCGCCCTCCGTGAGGTCGTAGTCCAGCCCCCTACCCTTGATGTCCACCTTCATGGCGAAGCGGCCAGAGCGCCAGCGGTTGACGCCAAAGGAGAACATCTGGCCCCGGCCCATGCGGAAGGTGCCGTAGACGGCATCGCCCTCTTGGTGCGGCTGGCCAAAGGTTTCGAAGAACAGTTCGATGCTCTCGCGGGTGGGGAAGCCGCGCCCATCGTCAGCGATGCTGGCGCGCTTGTCGGTGAGGGTGACCTCCACCTTGGTGGCGCCCGCGTCGATGCTGTTCATCACGCCCTCGCACAGGGCCTTGGTCAGCGTCCCAGCCTGCCGCTGGATGACATCGAACAGCAGCTGGGGGTGGATCTTGAACTCGCGGGTTTCCGGCTTGGCAGTCATGGGTTTGTTCCCTTCAGACGGGGGGCGGCTGGAGCGCCGCCCCGGTGACCCGCACAGTACCATGCGGGGATGGTTGGACAAGGTTGACTTGACGGCTGCGTCAAGCGGTCAAGGGTCCGCAGCGGGCGTCGATGTCGTGACCCCACACATGCAGTTCTTCGATGTGGCCCTCCGCGACAGCCCGCTCCGCGCCGCCGCGCGAGGCGTAGGCCACGCCCTCTGAGTCGAACGGGTGGTCGGCGAGACTGACGATCCACGCCCCGGCCCGGCGCTGGATGCGCCACCCATACTCATGGGCGCTGGCAAGGAGGCGGTGCAGATCAAGGCGGTGGGCGTTGCCATCGATGTCGATGGTGATGGTCTTGGTCATAGGTCTGTTCCCTTCAGGAGTTGGTCGCCCACGGTTCCATGTCCGTGGCGATGGCGACGAGGTGGGCGCGCAGATCAGCGAGCAACTGCGGCGCGGTGGCGTAGTCCCTCCCCGCGCGGGCGGCGCGGGCAAGGCGGTAGAGGGTGTTGCGGTGGACGCCCAGCGCCCTGCTGAGGACGCTCTGCCATTGGTCACCGTAGAGGCGCTCAGCGAAAGCGCAGAGGGCTTGGGCGTGGTTCATGGGGCTGGGTTCCGGGCGAGGAGGTTGCGGACGGTGGAGGCGTGCCACTCGCCGCCGCGCGCCGTCCTGACGCCACGGGCGTTGAGGGCGTCGGCGATGGCGGCGAGCGTGGTCACCCCGCTCTCGCGCAGTTGCCTGACGATGGGGAGGACGTTGGCGGCGAAGGCGTCGGCGTTGGCGCTCTGAGCGGCGCGCGCCCCCGCCACGCTCTCATGGCAGCGGGGGTTGCCCAGCCTGACGCCCTGCGCCTTCTTGGCCGCGAGCGCGGCCTTGGTGCGGGCGGCGATCAGGCTGCGCTCCTTCTCCGCGAGCGCGGCGTAGAGGTGCAGCATGAACGGGTCAGCGTCCAAGCCCAACTCCGCGACGATGAAGGGGACGCGCTGCGCCATCAGGCCCGCGATGAAGGCGACATCCCGGCTCAGGCGGTCCAACTTGGCGACCACCACCGCCGCCTTGGCCTTGCGGGCCTGCTGGAGGGCGGCGGCGAGGATGGGGCGGCGGTCAAGCGCGTCCGCGCCCTTCCCCGTCTCCACTTCGAAGTGCCAATCGACCACCGTCAGGTCGTTGGTCGCGGCGAAGGCCTCAATCGCCGCCTTCTGGGCTTCGATGCCCAGCCCGCTCTTGCCCTGCTTCCCGGTGGAGACGCGGACGTAGGCAATGAGCGGGGTCGTCAGTGGGCGGAGGGCGGTCGTCATCAGGTCTGTTCCTTGGTCTGACGGGTGGGTTCAGGACGCTGCGTCGTGGCGGCTGCACGACGGCAGATGACCGTCCATGAAGTACAGTCCGCACTCGTCGCAGTGGCCATCGTCGTCCAGCCCCGCGAAGTGGTGCATGGCGTCGGAGGCGATCTCGCCGCCCACCAGCAAGACGGGGATGGGGTCATTGCCCAGCAGGGCCTTGAAGGCGTGCGCCTCCACGGCGCGCAGGGCGCCGCCGTAGGCCTCCTCCACGATGTCCGCGCGCTGGGCGAGCGGGAGGGCGGCGAGGATGTCGGAGATCGCCCTGACGGCGGCGCGGCTCTCAGCGGTGGCGTAGGCAGTGGTCATGGTCAGGCTTCCTTGGCGGGGGTGATGGGGGTGAGCGAGAAGGCGCCGTTGGGCGCGAGGTAGGGGCGACCCTGATCCATCGCAGTGGCGATCAGGATGCGCTCCAAGCGGTCCTTGCAGCGCAAGGCGAGGAACCACGATGCGCCCGCCTTCCGGGTCCATCGGGTTGTCCAGACAAGCGCGCTTGGGACGAGTCATGTGGGTCAAGCCGCCACCCCCTCGTAATGCAGCGAGCACCAGCGGCGCCCGTTGGGGGCGATGCCGTGCATCTCGTCGCCGTAGTCGTCCCAGATCAGCGCGATGCGCGTGTAGGCCTGCGCCTGACGCTGGATGTCGGCGTTGTCCACGCCCGCGAGTTCGCCCGCATCGAAGAGCCGCTGCGAGCGCGAGCCCGCGACGGACCAGCGGTGGAGGGTGGGGATGGTCATGGTGGATCGTTCCTTCAGTTGGGGTTGGTGGCGTAGGCAAGCCCGTCAGCGGCGAAGTCCACCCGCGCCGCCTTGGAGACGGGCGTGCCGTCCATCAGGACGAAGTCGGGCGCGGTGTGGGGGCGGTAGGTGACCCGCTCGCCCTGAGGGGCTGCGGCGGGGGCGATCTCGCCCACCGCCCACGCATGCACGCTGCGGTGACCGCCGTTGGCCACCGCCCGCTGCGAGGCGGCGCTGACCACGAAGGTGACGTTGACGAGCGACACCGCGTCGGTGTGGCCCTGAAGCGGGCCGCGACCACGGGCGCCCTTGGGCGTCGCGATCGACCAGCATCCGCGTGTGAGGTTCTTGTAGACGATGACTTGCGTCACGGGTTGGTTCCCTTGGCTGACGGTGATGAAGGTATTGCATCATGTTGGGTGATGCAAGTTCTGCATCAGTGGTGCTGAGGTCGCACCCTGTCGCACCCTGTCACGCTGCTGCCAAAAAACTTCCAACCCCCCTACCAACCCCCCCTTCCAAGTCTCGCAGGCCTACC